CCCCCACCCCCGTCGTTTTCTTGCGTACTAAGTGTTTACCCTAATATGTAAAACACCCCCCGTCACTTTTTATTTACCTCCCACACCCCCGTATAATATTTTTGTTGTATACTCGGCCCCATAGTAACCTTACAAACTAGGTCACATGCAAATACCTATCGAGCCAAACCTCGACAAAGAAATACCAACTTCAGCCCAACCACAAGTTGGCGACACTTTAGAACAGCGTGCAAAGATCGCTGCTAATACCGCATTGACCCTGCGAGAGCTTGGCATGGACGATGACCCCACTCCAGAAGAACAAGAAGCGGCTCGGCAAATGTTTGAGAAAATGCAGCCAGCTGAGGGTAAAAGAACACGTGTAGAGCCAGAAGAAAAGAAGGCTTTAGCTACCCCCGGCATTGCAATGGCGCTATCTGGCTATATAAATCACTATGAAAAACAAATAGTTGCGGACAAAGTACAGGTAAGAACCATTGTAGTTAACCGCTTGATGGAAATTTCTCAAGATGATGACAACAAAGTTGCCCTTAAAGCGTTAGAACTATTGGGTAAAGCCTCAGATTTGTTTACTGACCGCTCAGAAATTACAATTACCCACCAAACTTCAGATGAATTGAAGGCCGCTATTAAAGAACGCATCACCCAACTGATGCAAGCGACCCAAATAAACAAAAAAACCAAGACAGAATCACGCTTAGATCAGCTTAAAATCGTCACCGACGTAGAAGCAAGAGAGGTTATTGATGCCGACAGCGAAGAATAAGTCAGCAAAACCCAAACTTGACCCTAAAGAGCTTGCATTTTTAATGCAAAACCTTGATTCTTTGACTGAATCACAGCTTCGAGTACTTAAAAACGAGCTTGATGATACAGTAGATGCAGTACAGAAAGAGAATTGTCAGGAAAGTTTTATGGATTTTGTCCATAAAGTATGGCCTCACTTCATTGATGGGGCACATCATCAAGAAATGGCAGCAGCTTTTGAAAGGGTAGCACGTGGTGAATGTAAACGCCTTATTATTAATATGCCTCCTCGTCATACTAAGTCTGAGTTCGCTAGCTATTTGCTACCCGCTTGGTTCTTGGGTAAGTTTCCTAAAAAGAAAATCATTGAAACAGCTCATACAGCGGAACTTGCGGTGGGTTTCGGACGTAAAGTCCGTAATCTTGTGGATTCCGAAGTTTATCAGTCTATCTTCCCAGGAGTTGGACTCCAAACTGACTCAAAAGCTGCTGGGCGCTGGGCAACAAACCAGGGGGGAGACTATTTTGCTATCGGTGTGGGGGGCGCAGTTACAGGTAAGGGCGCAGATATCCTCATTATTGACGATCCTCACTCGGAACAAGAAGCAACTATAGCTGAGAACAACCCAGAGGTGTACGATAAAACGTACGAGTGGTATACATCCGGTCCTCGCCAGCGTCTGCAACCAGGTGGCGCTATTATAATAGTGATGACCCGCTGGTCAAAGAAAGATTTGACTGGTCAAGTGGTTAAAGCAGCCCAGCAACGCTCAGGGGAGCAGTGGGAAGTCATTGAATTTCCTGCAATTTTGCCAGATGAAGAGCCACTATGGCCTCAGTTTTGGAAACTAGAAGAACTTGAAGCGCTACGCAACGAATTGCCTAATGGCAAGTGGATGGCTCAGTATATGCAGCAGCCGACATCAGATGTGTCAGCTATTGTTAAGCGTGAGTGGTGGCAAATTTGGGAGCACGACGACCCACCAATGTGTGAGTTTAGTATTCAGTCGTGGGATACGGCCTTTTTAAAAACCCAGCGGTCCGACTATTGCGCTTGTACGACTTGGGGTGTGTTTTATGCACCAAACGATAGGGGGGTAGATGTCGCCAACATTATTTTACTTAATGCGTTTAAAAAACGCATGGAGTTTCCTGAACTCAAACAAAAAGCCTTTGATGACTTCAAAGAATGGGAGCCAGACTGCCTTATTGTTGAAGCCAAAGCGTCCGGAGCACCGCTAGTTTTTGAGTTGCGGCAGATGGGCATACCTGTCCAAGAGTACGTCCCAAGCAAAGGTAACGATAAGATCGCCCGTCTAAATGCGGTAGCGGATTTGTTTGCATCTGGTAGAGTATGGGTACCACAAACAAGCTGGGCAGAAGAATTAGTAGAAGAAGTAGCAAGTTTTCCATCGGGCGAGCACGATGACTTAGTGGACTCAATGACCCAAGCCATGTTACGATTCCGTAGAGGCGGGTTTATTCAGCTCGATTCGGACGAGCCAGATGATATTAAAGAATTCAAAAGTAGACGCAACAAGGGCTACTATAACGTTTAGGAACAACTATGGCAATTGATAAGTCACTTTCGCAAGCCCCTATGGGTTTAGGCGCAGATATGCTAGACCAAATGGAAGAGGGTCCAGATTTAGAAATCACTATTGANGANCCTGAATCTGTCGAGATTGGTATTGATGGGCAACCCATTCTTAAGATGGAAAAAGACGGGGAAGACGAAGAAGGCTTTGATGATAACCTTGCCGAGTACATTGATGAAGGCTCACTAGCCGAGCTAGCTGGCGACTTAGTTGGGGAGTTTGACGAGGATATTAGTTCCCGTAAAGACTGGATGCAGACCTATGTAGATGGCTTGCAACTTCTTGGCATGACTATTGAAGAGCGTACCGAGCCATGGGAAGGAGCATGTGGTGTGTATCACCCACTGCTTTCTGAAACACTAGTTCGCTTCCAAGCTGAGACCATCATGGAGACGTTTCCTGCAGCGGGCCCAGTTAAGACAACTATTATTGGTAAAGAAACCCAAGATAAAAAAGACGCAGCAGAACGTGTAGCTGATGATATGAATTACCAGCTCACGGAAAAAATGAAAGAATTCCGTCCTGAGCATGAGCGCATGCTTTGGGGCTTAGGTCTTTCTGGTAACGCATTTAAGAAAGTTTACTTTGATCCAGCAATGGGTCGTCAGGTATCGCTCTTTGTTCCCGCAGAAGATTTAGTTGTTCCTTACGGCGCTTCAAACTTGGACTCTTCTCCACGTGTAACTCACGTTATGCGCAAAACTGAGAACGAAGTTAAGAAATTAATGTACGCTGGTTTTTGGCGTGATGTTGATCTAGGCGAACCAGTAGATTCATTTGACGAAGTCGAAAAGAAGATTGCTGAGAAGATGGGCTTTAGGGCCACCGTTGATGATCGCTATAAGATCCTTGAAATGCAGGTTGATTTAGATCTGCCGGGTTACGAAGATGAAGATGATAAAGGTCATCCTACAGGCATTGCTTTGCCATACATTGTGACTATTGATAAAGCGACTAGCAAGATTTTAGCTATCCGTCGTAATTGGAGACCCGAAGATGAGCATAAGAAAAAGCGTAATCATTTTGTACACTACGGTTATATTCCCGGTTTTGGCTTCTACTGTTTTGGTCTTATTCACCTTATCGGCGCTTTTGCTAAATCAGGTACTTCCATTCTCCGTCAGCTTGTTGATGCCGGGTCATTATCGAATCTGCCAGGCGGCTTTAAGGCCCGTGGGATGCGAGTCAAAGGCGATGACACACCAATAGCACCTGGTGAATGGCGTGACGTAGATGTTCCAGCTGGAACAATGCGTGACAATTTCTTGCCACTACCATATAAAGAGCCAAGCCAAGTACTGGCTGCTTTGATGGATAAGATTATTGAAGAAGGCCGTCGTTTTGCATCAGCTGCCGATTTACAAATATCTGACATGAGCGCACAAGCGCCAGTTGGAACCACACTAGCAATTCTGGAGCGTACATTAAAAGTAATGTCCGCTGTACAAGCCCGCATTCACTATTCATTTAAAGAAGAGCTTCGGTTACTTCGAGACATCATACGTGATTACACTCCAGATACCTATAGTTATGTCCCCGTAGAAGGACGCCCTGGAGCTAAACGTTCAGACTATGACAACGTAGATGTAATACCAGTTAGTGATCCAAATGCTGCAACAATGGCACAAAAAATTACTCAGTACCAGGCAGTACTGCAACTGGCTCAGGGTGCTCCACAAATTTATAACTTACCTAAACTGCACCGCCAGATGCTAGATGTGCTTGGCATTAAGAACGCAAGCCAGCTAGTTAAGTTACCAGAAGATCAAAAGCCATGCGATCCAATTACTGAGAATCAAAATATTCTCATGATGAAACCGGTTAAGGCTTTCTTATACCAAGACCACCAAGCGCATATTTCTGTTCATATGTCTGCTATGCAAGACCCAAAAATTATGAAGCTAGTTGGGCAAAACCCAAATGCACAGGCTATGCAGTCTGCTATGCAGGCCCATATTAATGAGCATATTGCGTATGAGTATCGCAAACAAATGGAAGCAGAAATGGATCTTGATTTGCCATTTCACCCAGAAGGTGAAGATGATGAGCAGATTGGTATGCCTCCAGAAATTGAAGTGCGTGTTTCTCAGTTGGCAGCTAAAGCAGCTACTGCACTTCTACAGCGTGATACTCAAGAAATGCAAGCACAACAAGCTCAACAGGCTCAGCAAGATCCGATTGTTCAAATGCAAATGCAAGAACTTCAACTTAAAGCTAAGGAAGTTGATATTAAGCAGAAGAAACTTGCTGCTGATGCCGCCGCTAAAGCCGACCAGATTGAAATTGAAAAAGCACGTATTGGAGCCCAAAAAGAAATTGCTGCAATGCAAATTGGAGCTAAGTCTCAGGCAGATAAGATGAACCTTGCTGCTAAACAAGAACTTGAAGGCGCAAGAATGGGTGTTGATATAGCCAAAACTAAAGATCAATTACGCATGCAACAGGCTTCTAAAGGAAAAACTAAAGAATGATTGATAAATACCTCGACCATTTAGTCCAAAAACTAAATGAGCAGATCAAAAGTTTGGAAGAGAGTTTGGGTGGAGGCGCAGCCAAAGACTACGCTGAATACCAAAATGTGTGTGGGCAGATTAAAGGTCTACTAACTGCACGCCTAGAACTAAGTGACCTTAAACAACGTATGGAGAACTCTGATGAGTGAACTAATTATCGGCTCAAACCCCGATAGTAGAGAAATAATTATTACCGATGCCCTTGGCAACCCAATGCCAAAGCTTGACAGAAAAGAAGTAATTCCTGTTGAGGACAGAGCTAAACAACTTCCGATACCATCGGGGTACCGCATTTTGTGTGCAATTCCTGAAGTAGACGATACATTTGATGGTTCAAATTTACTTAAACCAGATGACTTAATTAAGCGGGACGAGACTCTTTCTACAGTTTTATTTGTAGTGGAACTAGGCGCTGATTGCTACAAAGATGAAAAACGATTCCCAAATGGCCCGTATTGCAAGCCAGGCGATTTTGTTTTAGTACGACCAAATGCCGGTACTCGCCTAGTAATTCATGGCAAAGAGTTCCGGATTATCAATGACGATACGGTAGAAGCAGTGGTCCAAGACCCACGTGGCATAACCCGTAAGTTTATTTAAGGAGGCCCCAAATGGCTGAATTTGAAAAAGAAGATTTTGCATTTCCCGACGAAGCACCCGCAAAAGTAGAAATTAAAGCCAAAGATGCTGGCGATGATTTTGAATTTATTGTCGAGGATGATACCCCCGAAGAAGATCGTGGCAAACAACCAATGCCAGAAGAAGTAGTTAAAAAGCTAGAAGCTGATGACGACGAAGAAATTGATGACCTTAAAGCGCAAAAAGAGCGCTTAAAACAGTATAAAAAGGTCTGGAATGATGAACGTCGTGCTAAAGAAGCTGCTATGCGTGAGCAACAGGAAGCAATTGCGTTGGCCCAAAAGTTCGTCGAAGAGAATAAACGCCTCAAAGAAGTACTTAAAAACGGGTCCCAAGAACTTACCGAAAGCTATAAAGTTGCCGCTAAAGCTGAAGTATCCGAAGCAAAACGTGCTTATAAAGATGCTATTGAGTCTGGTGATACGGAAAAAATGGCTGAAGCACAGTCTGCTTTAATGGAAGCGCAGATTAAGTTGGACAGCGCTAACAAATTTAGACCAAATATTTCTTTACAACCAGAAGAAAATGATGTACAAAGTTATCAAGTAGAGCAACAGCGACCTAAGGTTGACCCAAAAACTCAATCTTGGTTGGAAGAAAATCCTTGGTATGGCTCCAAAAAAGCTATGTCCAATTTTGCTGTTGGTGTACATGAAGAATTAATTGATGAGTACGGCACAAGTGTTGTTGGTACTGATCAGTATTTCAAGCACATTGACAAAACAATGCGCAAAAAGTTTCCAGAGTACTTTGAAACCTTGGAAGGTAATCAAGCTGAGCCAGATAGGGAGCCTCAAATAGCCCCTACTAAAGCAAAGCCAAGTACGGTTGTAGCTCCGGCGACACGCTCTACGTCCTCCAAACAGGTACGTTTAAAGCAGTCACAAATGGCTCTAATCAAAAAATTAGGCCTGTCACCCGAAGTATATGCCCGTGAACAACAAAAATTGGAGGCTTCAAATGGCTGAAAAAAGATTGACCCGTGAATTAGATAACCGTGAATTGGATGTGCGCCCCATGCATTGGGCACCGCCAGAACTCTTGCCTGAACCAGATAAACAGGCAGGATATGCGTATCGTTGGATTCGTGTTTCATCCTTAAATAACCCTGACCCACGTAACTTATCTGCCAAACTCAGAGAAGGTTGGGAACCAGTAAAGGTTGAAGAACAACCCAAGTTTCAAATGCTAGTCGATGCCAATAGTCGTTTTAAAGACAATATTGAAATCGGCGGTTTGTTGTTATGCAAAACTCCTGAAGAGTTTGTGAAGCAGCGTAATGATTATTACAGCAAGCAAGCACAAGCCCAGACGGATTCTGTTGACAACACTCTTATGCGCCAAAGCGACCCAAGGATGCCACTCTTTAATGAGCGTAAATCCTCGACTAGTTTTGGTAAAGGTAGTTAATTTTAATTTTTTAGGAGTTTAATAATGGCTTATCCCGTCGTTTCAGCTCCCTATGGCTTTAAAGCAGTAAACCGTGTTGATGGTCTTCCATACGCCGGTGCTATTCGTCAGATTCCTATTGCAAGCACTTACAATACGGCTATCTACAATGGCGACGCTGTTATTATTGTCAATGGTGGCACAATTACCCTAGCCGGTACTGGCGCAATTACCTCTGGTAACCCAGTTGGTATTTTCGTTGGTTGCCAATATGTCAACTCTACAGGCCAAACAGTTCAAGCACAGTATTACCCAGGTACTTCTGTGACTAGCGCTGTCGCTTATGTTGTTGATGATCCATATGCTGCATTCAAAGTTGCTGTTGCCTACGCTAACGCTGTAGTTACAACTGTTACTGCCGCTGCTGTTGGTACTAATATGTCCTATAACATGGGTACTGGTTCTTCCACTACCGGTGATTCTGGCGCATTTGTTACCGCTGCTTCTGGTGCGAATACATCATCCCTTCCATTCCGTGTGATCGCTGTTGTTCCTGATACAAACGTTACCTCTACGACTTTCTGCGAAGTTATCGTAAAGATTAACACTCATCAGTACAACAACCCACTCGGCACTAACTTAAGCTAAGGAGTATTATAAATGGCTATTTCTCGTGCCCAACTACTAAAAGAGTTGCTCCCAGGCTTGAACGCTTTGTTCGGTTTGGAATATGCTCGCTATGGTGAAGAACACAAAGAAGTTTATGAAACAGAATCTTCTGAGCGTTCTTTTGAAGAAGAAACCAAGTTGTCAGGCTTCAGTGCTGCCCCAGTTAAAAACGAAGGCGCACCTATCGCTTATGACAATGGTCAAGAAGCATGGACTGCTCGCTACAACCATGAAACAATCGCTCAGGGCTTTTCTCTGACCGAAGAAGCAATTGAAGATAACTTGTATGACTCATTGTCTGCTCGTTATACCAAAGCGCTTGCTCGTTCCATGGCTTATACCAAGCAAGTCAAAGCTGCTGCAGTATTGAACAATGGCTTTACCTCTGGCTACAACGGCGGTGATGGCGTTCCTTTGTTCTCTAATGCACACCCATTGGTTTCTGGTGGTACCAACAGCAACATTCCTACAACCCCTGCTGACTTAAACGAGACTTCTTTGGAAGCCGCCGTTATTCAAATCAGCTTGTGGACAGACGAACGTAGCCTGTTGATTGCTGCTAAACCACGCAAGTTAGTCGTTCCTCCATCACTCCAGTTCGTTGCAACTCGTTTGTTAGAGACTGAACTCCGTGTTGGTACAAACGACAACGACATCAACGCATTGAAAAACAACGGTTCAATCCCAGAAGGTTACGCAATTAACCACTTCTTGACCGACACCAATGCTTG